CACTGCGGACGTTTACAGACCCAGCCAGCTTGGCGAAAAGCTATGTGAACGCGCAGCGCATGATTGGCGCTGATAAAATTGCAAAGCCTGGTAAGAGCTGGACAGATGACCAGTACAATGAGTTTTATAATTCTGTTGGGCGCCCAGATACTGCTGACGCTTATGAAATGAACTTAGGCGATAGCATGAACGAAGCCGCTATCTCTGGCCTAAAGCAGGCTATGTGGGAAGCGGGGTTGCAGCCTCGGCAGGTAGATCGCATTGCCAAGTTTATTAATGAGACAGGCGAGACATCCAAGGCAGATGCTCAGAGCCGCTCTGAGAGCGCCGTATATGAGTCAGAGCAGGCTCTGCGGCAAGAGTTCGGACAGGCGTATGAACAGCGCATAGGAATGGCTCAGAGCGCCGCTAAGACGCTATTGGGCGAAAAGGGCATGGACATGTTCGGGGAGGTGCAGCTTTCGGATGGCCGCATGCTTGGAGATCACCCGCAAGTTATAAAAATGTTTTCTGCCTTGGCAGATCAGATTGGAGAGGATAACCTAGTCGGCGAACCGACTGAGTTGATAATGACGCCAGAAGAGGCGCAGCGTCAACTGAAAGAGGTTATGCGGCAAGACGGGCCGTATTTGGATGCACAGCATCCAGAGCATGATGCGTATGTTGCGGAAGCGCAGCGACTATTCGCGCTCATGTCATAGTGGATAACCTTTAGGCCCACGCCGCCAAGCTTGTGTGTCAAGCGGATTAGCTGCCCTAAGCAGTAGCACGGCCCCCTCGGGGACAACCAAGCGCAGCAACTTTAACTGTAACAGAGCAAGGAGAGACAAATGTCTTCTCAAATCACCACAGCTTTTGTCAATCAGTTTTCTGCAAACATCCAAATGCTTTCGCAGCAAATGGGTTCTCTGCTGCGTAACGCGGTAGATGTGGAAAGCGTGAATGGCGAAAAAGCTTTTTTTGACCAAGTAGGATCAGCAGCCGCTATCCTGCGCACTTCGCGTCATGCGGATACACCGATTGTGGACACACCACATTCACGCCGTATGGTTACTATGTCTGACTATGAGTATGCCGATCTGATCGACGATCAGGACAAAGTGCGTTTACTCGTTGATCCGACTTCAACATATAGCCGTGCTGCTGCCGCAGCTATGGGCCGCGCAATGGATGATGTTATCATTACAGCAGCTCTCGGCAACGCCTCAACAGGCAAAGACGGTTCAACCACTACAGCATTGCCAGCAGGCCAAAAGATCGCACATGGATCTGCCGGTTTGACCATTGCTAAGTTAGTTGAAGCTAAAGAGATCCTTGACAGTGGCAACGTAGATCCTTCTATCGCGCGTAACATTCTTGTTTCTCCAAAGCAGGTTTCTGATTTGTTGAACAACACAACTGTAACTTCGAGCGATTACAACACTGTCAAAGCTTTGGCGATGGGTGAGATCAACACGTTTGTTGGCTTCAACTTCATCGTTTCAAACCGCTTGGGTACAGACAGTAACTCTGACCGCCAAGTGATTGCGTTTGCAACAGACGGCATCAAGTGCGCTATTGGCAAAGAGCCATCAGCACGCATTGATGAACGTGCAGACAAGTCATATGCGACTCAGGTGTACTATTGTCAGTCAGTCGGTGCGACACGGATGGAAGAGTCCAAAGTCGTCGAAATCGCTTGTAACGAATAAGGAGACTGAAAAATGGCTACTGTATATTCCGCACAACGAACCAACTCACGCGCCACACCGGCAGTGATGAATCAAGCCAATGAGCTTAGTGGACGCATCCGCGTAGCTTATGGCACATACGAAGCAGCTTCACTGGCGGCAGCTAGTGAAATTGAGATGTTTGTTTTACCTGATGGCGCACGCTTGGTTCAAGGAAACCTGGCATATGACGCGCTTGGTAGCGGCACAACACTATCTGTTGGCTATGCGGCCCACACAAATGCAGCCGGTACGGCTGTGTCTGCGGCGGCGGCAGCTTACAAGGCAGCGGCGGCGTCAACATCTGCTCAAAAGGTAGACGTTCTTGCAACTATCGCTCTAGGCTCTGGCACAGAGACAGATACAAACGAGGACGGCGTAGCAATCACCGTGACTAATGCGGGTACTGCTACTGGCTCTATTGAGCTAACTATCATGTATGTGGTAGACTAATAGGAGTGGGGCGGTTCGCCGCCCCCTCTTTTCACATGGAGAGAGCTGATGACCAGTACGGTTGATATTGCAAACTATGCGTTGAACAGCTTGGGTGCGAACAACATTTCAAGCTTTGAGGAAAACAGTAAGCCAGCGCGCTTAATCAACCAAAGGTTTGACAGTGTACGAGACAGCGTGTTTCGCGCTCATCCTTGGAACTGCCTTCTGCGTAGGGCCGAGCTGCCAAAAGAAAGCGAATCACCTGAGTTTGGCTATGCAAATCAGTTTGCTTTGCCAAGCAGCCCGTATTGTTTGCGAGTGTTAGAGTTTAGCAACGGTACTTTGTCATACCCACAAGACAATATGTTCAGCAACACAGGTGGCCCTGTGTTTGTCATTGAGGGGCGTAAGCTGCTTTCTGACGAAGGTATTGCCAAAATCAAGTATGTTTCTCGGGTTACAGATCCGCAAGAGTATGACGCCAATCTGATTGACACTTTGGCCGCTGCTATAGCCTTTGAGGTTAGTTACGCAATTACTGGCTCCAATACTGTTAAGCAAATGATGGCGGCAGAATACTCTGACAAATTAAAACAAGCCGCATTTGTTGACGGCACTGAAGGCGCGCCACAACGCCTAGAGGCAAGCGAATTTATTGAGTCGAGGTTCTAATGGCGCGATCAGCCCCAGCAATTAGCACGTTTACAGCCGGTGAAATTTCTCCGCGTCTAGAGGGGCGCGCTACGATTGAGAAGTACCTCGAAGGTCTTTCTATTCTAACAAACATGATTGTGCAGCCTCATGGCGGCGTTTCGCGCCGCCCAGGCACAGAATACTTAGGCGAAGTAAAAGACAGCTCAAGCATTACCCGTTTGATACCTTTTGAGTTTAAAACATCCGACACCTATGCGCTAGAGTTTGGCAATCAGTACATGCGTGTTTTCCGCAACGGATTGCAGGTTTTGGTTGATAGCGAAAAGAATGTTTCAGCAATCACAAAGGCAAACCCTGGTGTTTTGACTAGCAGTTCTCACGGCCTTACCAATGGAGATGAGGTTTACCTGTACAACACAGGCGGGGGCATGACTGAGTTAGTTGCTCGAAATTATCTTATTGCTAACTCTACAACTAACACGTTCACGCTGACTGACTTGTTTGGCAATGCTATCAATACCACAGGTTTCACAACCTACACTGGTTCTGGCGTTAGTGTTGACAAATTGTTTGAGGTTGCAACACCCTACACATCCGCGCAGGTAAGTGATGTCCGTTTTGCACAGTCTGCGGATGTTATGTATTTGGTGCATCCAAGTCACGCTGTCCGCACATTATCTCGCACCGATCACAATGCTTGGACGTTTGCTACTCCTAGCATTAACGAAAACAACACGCCAGTTCTTACTAGCTCTAACAATTACCCTAGCGTTGTTACGTTTTTTGAACAGCGGTTGGTTTTTGCGGCAACTAACAACAATCCTCAGACGTTGTGGTTTTCTAAAAGTGCTGACTATTTAAATTTTCACACCGGCACTGCTGACGATGATGCTCTGATCTACACCATTGCGTCTAACAAGGTAAACGCAATCCGTTACCTGTCAGCCACTCGAATACTTAACATTGGTACGTCTGGCGGTGAGTATGTCTTGACTACAACCAATGGTGGGCCGATTACGCCTACGCAGACAGTGATCCGCAAGTATTCTAACTATGGCTGTATCGACAGCGAAGTCGTCCAGGTTGCTGACGTTACTTTGTTTGCCCAGCGCGGCGCTCGTAAGGTCAGAGAGTTTCGTTATATAGGCGAGGTGGACGTTGCAGGCTATGCAGCCCCAGACATTACAATCCTGTCCGAGCATTTGACTGAAGGTGGGATAAAGGAGTTTGCATATCAGCAAGAACCTGAAAGTATTATCTGGGCGCGCCGCACTGATGGCACTTTGCTTGGATTGACCTACCGGCGTGAAGAAGAAATTGTTGCGTGGCACAAACACATCATAGGCGGGTCGTTTGGCGGTGGTCAGGCTAAGGTTGAAAGCATAGTCACCTTGCCGACAGATAGTGGCGAGGATGAGCTTTACATGATCGTAAAGCGCACGATTGACGGCGTGACCAAACAGTATGTTGAGGTGATGAAGACATTTGACTTTGGCAGCGATACGACTGCTGCTTTTTTTGTGGACAGCGGGTTGGTTTACTCAGGATCTGCAACCACAACTCTTTCTGGCCTGTATCACTTAGAGGGCGAAGAGCTTTCGATACTAGCCAACGGCGCCACACATGCGCAAAAGACAGTTTCAAACGGCGGGGTGGCGTTAGACTTTTCTGTCACAACGGGGGCTGTTGGGTTTGGCTACACAAGCGAAATGCAAACAATGCGTTTAGAGTCTGGATCGCAGGACGGGACTTCTCAAGGTAAGCCAAAACGAATCCACGACATAACTGTACGCTTTTACGAGACAGTTGGTGCAGAGGTGGGCAGCAACTCGGTAAGCGCCGATAGAATATTTTTCCGCGACAGCTCTATGAATATGGACGAAGCTGTGCCATTATTCACGGGAGACAAAGAAATCGAGTTTGAAGGCGGTTTCGTTGAAGGTGATCGCATTTATGTGCGGCAATCACAGCCATTACCAATGACTGTTCTGGCGCTATATCCGCGCATGAACACATTTGATTTGTAAGGTGATTAAATGGCTTTAACAGCATTGCTTGCAATAAAAACTGGTCTTGATATTTTCGGCGGCATTTCAGCCAAAAACTCTGCGAACAAAGCTGCTGCCGCTGCTGCAAGAGTTGGCGAGTTCAACGCTGGCCTAATTGAGCGAGACATTGATCTACTTGAAAAGCAACGTGAGATCATCAACCGCAATGCAGTTTTGCAAGAGCGAGTTGATCGGTTTCGTTTTGCGGAGGCCCAGGGGTCTGTTGTCGCTCAGTACAGCGGCGCTGGCATAGATATATCTCACGGCACTCCAATGCGAGTTATGCGTCAGGCTGCAAGAGAGTTTGAATATGACCAAGCTGTCATCGATTTTAATAACACGGTCACAAACATGCAGATTGACGATCAGCAAGAAAGTTCTAGGCTAAGTGCTGAACTGTCACGCATGGAAGGCGGGGCGCAAGCCGCTGGGCTAAGAGCGCAAGGAACGACAAGTCTGATTCGGAGCTTTGGTCAAGCTGCTAAAACCTCGTATGAAGGGGGCTTGTTTACATAATGAGAATACCAGTTTACAGATCACAAGGCCGTCCAACTTCTGAAGCCCCTGGCGCTCGTATCACAGCTAGGATGAATGCCCAGCCTTTTGTCCAGGCTGAATTGCAGAAGGGCGCCATTGCAACAGAGGTTGCGAACCAAGTTGGTGAATATGCCAACATGCGCTATAAGATGATTACTGAGACACAAAAGAACGAGGCGATCTTTTCAGCCAAAGAGGGCTTGATGGCTTTGTCTAGCCAGCTTGAAAAAGACAGGGATGTCGGAAACATTTTTGACGGTGAGCTTAAATATGCGCAGGGCGTCAAAGGCGTTTATGATACGATGCGATCTACTGTTGGCAAAA